ATTCCCGGCTTCAGGTCGGGAGACCGTTGGTAGTACGTGAACAGGATCGCCTCGTTACGGAGGGCATAAGGGTAGAACTCCACAAGGCGCCTGCCGTCATCGCCCTCGCCAATGTCGCAAACCATCTCGGGGCCGGTGCCTGCCACGAACAACCGTTCCGGCTGCATCAAGTCCAGTTCGTCGAGCGACACTTGGGTCAGCGGACGCCACAGCCGTTGCTGCACGAAGCGACCCAAGAACCGAAGGTTGTAATCGGGGATCGGAGTGTGGCGTTGCACTAGCTTGTAGGTTACGGCGGTCGAGGTATCCTCCGCGACGTTGTTAGCTAGGCGAATCTGCGAGCCACCCGCGCCGTCTGACTCCAAGGCCACGACCTTGTACCACACCCTCCGGTATCGCATGTAGCGCCCGACGATGGGTGGGTTGGACTCGTTGTCGGCGTTGGCCGTCGATACCGCGCTAACCCACGCGGCTTGGGCCGTCGCGTTGCCAGTCACGATGTCAGAGCCCCGAGTGAACGTAGCCGTCCCATCGGTGATCGCCGCCGGGATAACAAGCTGGTCTACAACGCGAAGCGCACGGAGTTTGCCTCGATTCGAGAGTTGGCGGTAGCGGTCGCTCGTCCAGCGAATTGCGTGGGCCAGGTTTGCCGACGAGCCAATCGCCGCGATAGCCGACCTAGCTACATCATCTACAGTAGTTAGAGCATTGGTTGACATATTACTTTGCCCTCTTCGTGACGGTCCCTGCTAGGTCCACGATCTCGCCCCTATCCTTGTAGATAATACCATCATGGCCTTGCGCTTTGGCTACTCTAGCAAGCCACTTGTCGGCGCGAGAAAACCACTTCTCAACGTCGAAACCAACGTCGCGTTGAGTCTGCTTCAGCAATGTACGACCGGCTGCCTTGACAGTAGGGGATAAGCCCTTCGGTGGGTGAGACACCCAAGTCCTAAGTAGCTGCTCTTGACCACCGGCCCCAACAACCACAGGGTTCTTTAGCTTGAGCACATCGGCGCTCTTAGCTACGCTTTCGGGGACGACACTCCCGATTGGCGCTACGGTAGTTGGTACTACTGGTTTAGCTTGAGCCGGTGTCGCGCCATAGAACAAGCCTCGACCGGGAACGGGACCGCCTGGTGCTTGGCCTCGAAAACCGACACCCGTAAATGGCTTGCCCGTCATCGCTGTTCCAATGCGTTGCCGAGTTGTCCGTACCATCGGAGCAGCAGCTTGGGATACTTTGCCAGCAGATTGAACACCTAGCAGTGCTCGCAGAGACGGCACACCCGCTTTCTGGAATACCATCCCTGGAATGGCGAGCGGGGCAGGGCCTAACTCGCCACCAGGCGCACCGACCACTTCCCGAATGAAACCGGCGATACCACCGCCGCCCTTCCCCTTCGGGACAGCGTACTTGTCTATGTTACCGACGCGCGCCGTGATAGCCATAGACTTATCTTACTCTAGCTAGAGGCCGTCTGGAATATAGGCTTTCGGCCAAGGAAGCGCCGCTTCGATTCTTGGGAAGAAGCGAGGACACCGCACTGTGCGTCGGTCAGCGCTTGGGCGAGCGCCCAAACCTGGCTACGATCTGCGTCGGGAATGTTGTTGATAGACAACTGGCCCCGCCGTATTAGCAGGGCCAGGTGAACGAGGGATGTGGAATCTGGCATAGCGGTCTCCTTCTGGGAGGCGGCGGGGCCGAGACCCCGCCTACCGCCTAGAGTTGATGTTAGGTTCGGGTGATAATCGCGTCTTCCTGCCAGTTTCCAGGCATGAGAACCGTCGCCGGAACTAGGACGTTCCCTGCCGCCCCGAAGGTCTTGCCGGTACATCCAAAGCGGCAACCCGCCAGCGTGCCCGACACCCCCGTAAGATCCATGTAGGTGTTCTTGGTGCCCGCATTCGGGAAGATCCCGAACATGCAATCCCGGATTATGATTCCAGTTCCCGCGACCGCGCTGTTCATCCAAATGTCACAGTCACGGTTGGCCGCTGCCGAGGCGTTGAACGTGCAGTTCTCAATCGTAATGTCTTGCGTGACAGCCCCGCCTGCCGTGAGAACGACACCACCGATGTTGTTGTAGAACTGGCAGTCCTTTATCAGGGTATTCCACGACCCGCCGTTGCACACTACCCCACCACCCTTCGACCCATCGGTCGCCACCGACCCCTTGCAGTTCTTGAAGAAACAAGACTGGATGATCGTGCCTTCAGCCGACACCGTTACGCTGTCGTCGTCGAGAAGGATACCGCCGCCCGTTGCGCCCGCACCGTTGAACGTAAGTCCGTAGATCAAGCAGCCTGGCGACCGGATCGTGAGCTGAGCCGTCGATCCGCTGCCTTTCTTCACTTGAGGCTGAGCTGCTTGCTTCAAGCCGCTGGAAACACCGACAAGAGCAACCCCGGACTTACCAGCAGCGATAGTCAGTGTCTCGGCATAGCTAACGGGGTCGGCACCCGCTGCCGCGATTGCGCGGGCCTTGACGTACACAACCCCGCCCGATTGCACCATGTCAAGCGCGGCCTGGATTGTGGCCTTGGGGTAATCAGGGGACAGGCCGTCATTGCCATCGGTCCCGTCGTCTCCATCCACGAAGAAGACGTTTCCGCGCCCCGCCGTAGCCGTGTTCGAGGCTACGGTCCCCGAAAATGTACCCAATCCAAACGCGCCAATGAAGGCGGGGGCCTGGACTGGATCAACAAATCGAGTCGTCATAGTTAAGTCCCTCTCATGTCAGTGGACCTAGTACAAGCACACTAAGCGGCTTTACTACCGTCAATGCCCCTCCAAGTCCCAAACCCTTTCGTATGCCGCTGGTACACCGTGAAAATCGCGTTCTTATTCCAGGGCGCATCGAACCCGTCGAAGATTGGTCGATCCCTGAACAAGAACTGCAGGTCGTGATTGCCCCTAGAAGCCAAGAACCACTGAGTCGTGTTCGTGAAATAGTGGCATACCATCCACGACAGGTCGTCTTGGATCAACGGGTTGATCTCGTTCGATGCCGTGAAGGGCATCTTCACCGTCCCGAGGATCTGCCTGGCGAGGAACTTGTTTTCAGGCGCCACGAGAACAAGATTGGGGGCCAAGAGGCGGGGCAGCCCTCGCTCGTTCGGCATGTTCTCGAACCGGGTAAGCGCTTGCTGGATTGCCAGCGAGCTAAACCCGACGTTGCTGGTCGGCGTGTTGGCCGTGGTCCCACCACCAATCAGCGTATGAGAAGTGGACAGGAGAGGGAGACCATCGAAACCCGCGAACGAGGCATCGAAGGCGTTGTTCAGGACGGACCAAGCGTCCACTTCCTGCCGGTTGCGTGAGGACCGAGCCAACTCGGCCACCAGCTCACGCATCACGCCGTACTGGTCATCTCGCCACATCGGCCAGGTGATCTCGACCCCGAGCCCGAACGGGGCCGCTTCATACTGGACCGTTCCGCCCAGTTTCGGCTCGTCGAGCGGGAAGTTCTCACCTTCCGGCATGGAGAGCAACGTGCCAAGACCGGCGATCTGTTGGTCTTTCACCGGATTCCAGGGCATGTCGTCTACGTTGAAGAACAAGGTGTATTCGAGCGGACGCTCTTTACCAGTCTCTACATAGACCCTATAGAGATCGGGCTTCAGGAGCGCCGCAAACGACCCGCGACCGATAGCCATAATGTTTCTCCCTTACGTTTCTGCGTTATTAACCGAAAATCGTGTCGGCAACGGGGAAGATAAACTCAACCCTCGCTTGTCCTGAGTTTGGTCCCGCAGGCGGATTCTCCATGAATGTACGCCCCGGCGGTGTCGTTGTCGCGGGCGTTACACCCGTGCTACTGCCCGACTCACCGAAGGTCCGCGCATCTGCGGTTGTAGCACCCACCTTGTCAACCAAAGCTGTGACAAGGGGAGCGGCGTTAGTTCCAACGGTAGCAGACGCAGCGCCCAAGATGTACTTAAGCGTTGTGGCCGCCTTGTGCATCTCGTAGCGACTACCGATGTGAGCAAGAGTCAGGG